TTTTAATAAAATAATTAAATTTTTGCATTGTTATATAAAAAATATATTATATATTTGTTGCATAATATTAAGATAATGGCAAAATCAAAAAAGAAAAACGGACAAATAGGTATGGTTATATTTTTAGACGAAGAATTTAACCTAAAGTTGCGAAAACACTGTTTATATCTTGAAGAATTAGGAGTTCATAAGACTAAAGCGGAACGCATAGTCGAATTAGCGCATATTGGTTTGTTAAGTGAATCTTCAGATCAGAAATAATGAAAACTGTGCATATTTGGTTCCTTCATAATTCTCGTAAAAAAATTTACTTGAGCCATGAACGCAGTATTTGAACGCTTACAGGAACTTATACCAACTCATAAAACAGAAGTAATAACTAAAAATCAAATCAAAATGGCATCAGAAACTATTGAAATAAAAGGAGTGGAGTTTGAAGTAACTTACTCTTACCAGCCCGAAGAACCCGAAGTGAGATATTATCCTGACGGATCAGGAAATCCCGGATGTCCTGCGAAATTTGAGATTGAAAAGATAACCCACAATGGGACTGATTTCACGGAGTTCTTCGATGGTGATTATGGCCTGATCGAGGAGAGATTAATTGAAAAATTGCAAAATTACATAGAGTATTAAACCCTGTTTTTGAACGACTCAATCAGATAATTCCTATTGTAAAACTTGATAAAATAACTACTAAGATGTACGACTTACACGGACTTTTCAACTGCCTCAGACCGGAACTCCCTTTAGGTTACAACGCTTTCGATGTTGAAGATGTAAAAGAGATACACGAATGCTCGGTATGCCCTAACCAGGCAACAAGAGAAGTGAAGTACCTGACACCGGAAACCGGTAAGGTAGCTACTCTTTATGTATGCGATGAGTGCTTCGAGGAAAAGGAACTCTGGGAAGGAAGACAGATAATCAAAACAATTCATTTATAAACCTTAATTATGGAAACTTTAACAGAAACAAGAATCGCTAAAATTGAACCGAATCAATTAGATGAGGTTGTAAAAAATTCAGGACTGGCAATACAGGAGTCAGAAGATGTAAAGAAGTCTTACCTGCCGTTTCTTGGACAACTCGCAGAAGTTCAGTCTCTGGCAACAAAGATCAATTTCAAGGAGCCTTCTGATTTGGATGAGAATATTGCCAGGGATCTCAGGCTGAGAACGGTTAAAATCAGAACCGCTTCAGAAAAACTAAAGGATGAGAGAAAGAAGATGTATCTACTCAGGGGTAATCTTGAACAGGCTTCTTATAATCTTATTGCCGCTTCATGTAAAGTTACCGAGGAAGTATTTTTCAATGTAGAAAAAGCCCGTGAAATAGCTGAGAAGAAACGTAAAGAACAATTATGGATTGACCGGTCTGAAAAATTAAGCCCTTATACTGAAGCCGTAACTCTGTACCCTCTTGGTGAAATGTCAGAGGAACAATTCAATGAGCTCTATTCAGGTCTAAGAATCGCTCATGAAAACAAACTGGAAGAGGAAAGAAAGGCAGAAGAAAAAAGACTTGCTGATCTTGAGGCTGAAAGAATCAGAAATGAAACTATCCGAATTGAAAATGAAAAGCTAAAAAAGGATGCTGAGGAAAAAGAACGCCTGGCAGAAATAGAGCGCAAAAAGAATGCCGATATTCTGAAAGCACAGCAGGAAAAAGCAGAAAAAGAACGCAAAGATCTGCTTGCAAAAGCCGAAAAAGAACGCCTGGAAAAAGAACGTCTGGAGAAAGAAATTGCAGACAAAAAAGCTGCGGACGAAAAAGCCAAAAAAGAACTCGCTGATAAACTGGAAAAGGAAAAGAAAGCAAAAGCCGCTGAAGAAAGAAAAGCCAAACTCGCACCGGACAAAAATAAGCTTCTCGCATTCGGTCAGGCTTTAAATGATGTTCCACGTCCTGAAATCAAATCTGTTGAGGCTGCTGCGATAATGTCACAGATTAACGGATTACTCGCTAAGCTGAATAACTACATCATTGAAAACGCAAATAAGCTCTAAGTATGGAAACTCTTGAAAGAACCAGGACGAAAATTCACTGGAAGAAAGTTTTTAATTCTGACTATTTAGGATCATGCGATCTTGAAGATGGAAAGGATTTAAAGGCAGTCATCAAATCAGTATCGATAAAGAACGTGAAAGGCCCGGACGGGAAAGAACAGGAACGGAATGTCGCTGTATTTACTGATGCAAATTTAAAGCCGATGATTCTGAATGCGACTAACTGTAAGCTGATAAAAAAGTTTGCAAACTCTAATTATATAAATGACTGGAATAATATCCCGGTTCAGATTTATATAAAAGACGACATTAAGGCTTTCGGTGAAGTCACTGAAGGTTTACGAATCAGACCAACACAGCCGGTAATGGGTAAGCCAAAATTAACCCCTAAATCTCAGGCATGGGGCAAGGCTATTGAGTTTTTAAAGACTCCAAACGGGACAATCGATGCCATTAGAGCCAGGTACGAATTAAGTAACGAAGATGAGGAACTATTAAAAGCTGCCATTCTATGATACGCCACGCAATAGATCAGAACTCAGAGGAATGGGATGCTCTGAGACTTGGAAAATTTACCGCTTCAACTTTTGCCGATTTATTTATGGCAAAATCAACAGCCGGTTATCAGAAAGCCATTATTAAAGTTGCTTTTGAAAGAGTCACCGGAGAATCAGAAGAACAGTATAACAACAAATGGATGCAAAGAGGTCACGAGAAAGAGCCTTTTGCAGTTGAAAATTACGAGCTATTCACATTTAATTCATGCGAACCTGCAGGATTTTACGAGTATGATGAATTTACCGGAGCCAGTCCCGACCGGAAAATTGTAGGACAAAACGGAGGTTGTGAATTTAAGTGTCCTTCATTCCAGGTTTATAACGAATATCTGGAAACTAAAAAACTCCCAAAGGCTTATTTCTGGCAGATACATGGGCAGCTGCTTTGCACCGGATGGGATTTTATTGACTATATGCCCTATTCTTCACCCAAATTAAAGCAAATACTTATCCGGGTAGAAAGGGATGATAAAATACTTGAGCAGCTTAAAGCGCAGCTATCGGTATGTATTGAGGAAGTTAAAATATTAATGGAAAGGATTAAACAATGAATTTAGCAATCTTACACGGATTTACAGGTAAAGATCCCATAATCCGAACAACAGAATCAGGAAAAAAAGTTGCATCATTCAGTATTGCAACTACCTCATTCAGAAAAGATGCGTCAGGCAATAAATTAACCGACTGGCATAATCTTATTTTTTGGGAGAAACTTGCGGAACTTTGCGAAAAGCACGTAAAGAAAGGATCTGAATTAATCGTTCAGGGAGAAATACAATACAGGTCATATACCGACAAAGAAGGTGTTGTAAAATACATCACTGAAATAGTCTGTCATAACATTGAATTTTGCGGTAAAAAAGAGTCTGGAAATTCAGATCCATTACCAGACAAACAGGGGCAATTTCAGGGAGGCAGAGATATTGAGGCAGATATAAGGGCAGGAAAGTATGAAGATGAATCTCCCTTCTAATGAAAATCCAGTACACAGGCATAAAAGAGAAAGGTAAATCCTTCAGGGTAGTATCTGGCGACAGGTTCAAGAATGAACTTAACCAACTACCTGAAGGACGTTATCGTATGACCGTAGATAAGTGGAGAAAGGATAAATCCCTTCCACAGCTCGGTTACTACTATGCCTGTGTGCTTCCTATGTCATGGGATCTACTAACGTCTGCCGGATGGGAGTTTGCTTCACTGGATGAAGTTGACGCATTTTGGAAAGACTTATACGCAAATAAAGAGATAGTAAACAGAAACACCGGAGAAGTAATTAGTGTACCCGCTTTAAAAAGACACATGACAACTACCGAGTTTTCCACGTTTGTTGATGCGGTAAGAAATCACTGTGCAGAGTTTTTAGGTGGTTATATACCTGAACCGGAAACACAAATACAAATGACGATATGAAATATAATAGTTATGACGACCAGGAGTTAACAGCTTTTGTTCTAAACGAGAGCCGGATTAAGACTGATGACAGAGAGATGGATGAACATAGTCCTGAAGCAGTATTCGGATTTGATAATGAATCAGTCCATCCTTATTTCGGACTTGACACTGACTGTATGGGTAACTGTTTTAGTGATGCAGACCCCGGATTATGAAAACACTCTTTTCCTTAATCGCTAAACTCTTTCGGAGGTCTTTCAAAAGAAAGCCTTTGATAATCCTAAATGTGGTAAAATCGAAATTGAAAAGGTAATGCAACCATACGTCAAAACTTACATGAATCATTTTGATTACGGAATCCAGGATTTTATCCCTTGTGAGGCTTGTGGTGGTCCATCGGCTGACATACATCATATACATGGCAGAGTGGGTGACGAATCAGACACTATCAAGAATCTAATGGCTTTATGCCGGAAACATCATACAATGGCGCATGATAGCAAAGTAAGCAAGGACGAAATGCAACTCATTCACAACTATTTTTTAATGGGACAACGTAAAACTTTTTTGAAATGAACCAGCCTACTTTATTCGATCAGATACCGGAAGTTGCTATAAGGAACTTCGGGAAGTTTCACAACACCATCAATCTTTCAGGTGAAGCCCTTGAAAAGAGAAAGGGAAAGAACCGTTCTCAGAACTGGCTTATCCTGGAGTTTTTCAGGAAACATTCATACGAGTCATTTACGCCCTCGGAACTTGAAGCGAGAAAAGTAATCAATGCGCCCTTAACAAGCATCCGCAGGGCTGTTTCCGACCTTACAGATCAGGGATATTTGGTTAAGACTTCCGAGAGAAGACCGGGCAAATATGGAATGGAAAACTTTACATGGAAACTGAAATAAAATGGCAAAGGATAAAAAGTCGGTTTTGATTTACGTGGATTGGATAAATATATTCAATGAGCTTTCTAATGAAGAGGCTGGAAAGTTGATTAAACATTTCTTCATGTATGTAAACGACCTTAATCCTGAAGCTCCTGACAGATTGACCAAGTTGTTATTTGAACCAATTAAGCAAACCCTTAAAAGAGACTTAGTTAAGTACGAAGATAAGCGTAAAAAAAACAGACTAAATGCTTTATTGCGATGGGAACGAGAAAATGCGAACGCATGCGAACGCACAAAAACAGATGCGAAACATGCCGATAGTGTAAGTGATAGTGTAAGTGATAGTGATAAAGATATTAATAAAGAAGAGCAGAGGGAGATTGATAAAACTTGGTTAAAGTGGAAAGATTACAAGAAAAAAGAATTTAGGTTCAGCTATAAAAGTGAAGTTTCAGAACAGGCCGCCAAAAATGAATTAATAAATCTTTCCGGCGGCGATGAAAAAACGGCAATAAAAATAATTGAGCAGTCAATAGCAAACGGATGGAAGGGATTTTTTAAACTAAAAATAAATGGAACCAATAAAAAACCTGTCGGGGCAAGCAATGAAGCAGTGGCAAGAATCATCGCCGAGCAATTCGGATCAGATGCAAATGTCAGTTTACAAGGGGACATTATCAACACCATGCGTCATTAAGATGATAGCAAGAGTTAAAGCGGCGTTTCCTTCATTACCGGAAGACTTTTACAGGGTGTTTTCTGAAAGGATTGTTGATAATAATTTCAATGATACAAGACTGACAGATGCTATAAACCATGTGATTGACAACTGCCCTTATCCTACACCTACGATAGCAAATTTCATCAGCTATGATAAGAAAGTCAAGTTGAATACTTATGAGGATATGCTTAAAAAGACCAATGATTTAGGTGCAGAGGTTTGGAATTTCTACAAGAAGATTGAAATACCAGGAAGGATAAAACCGGTATGGGTGGCTATTGACGAAGCGAAACAGTTTAACCTATGAATCATTCAATATATACAATCAGGGATTATGTCTGTGACTTCTACGGAGCCACACCCGAAGAGATACTTTCCAAATCTCTTGAATGGCGACTTGTAAGAGCAAGGCAGATGATTGTTGCACTGGCTCAAAAAGGAAACGATCAGCTTATAAGCGAAGTCATAGGCCGTTACCGCTGTCAGATTCCGATAATACGGAAAACCATTACAGGCAATATGCAATATAACCGGGTGATGAGAGAAGAATTTGAGAAACTGAAACAAGGACTTTTAATGTACGAAATAAGTAAAACAGCATGACACCACAAGACATATACAAAGAAATGCTTTTAACCGAGTATAGCGGTAAGCCGATTGTTCAGATAGTCCTTGTACTGGCTTTTCTGTCGGTTGTGATACTTGCCGGAACACATTTATTCATGTTTTTAATTGACTTGTATGAGACATGGAAGCTTGTTTAGCGGTATCGGTGGATTTGATTTGGCTGCTCAGTGGATGAGATGGGAGAATGTGTTTCAGGTTGAATGGGATTCATTTTGTCAAAAGGTATTAACTAAAAATTTTCCAAATGTTGAAAGATACGGAAATATCAAAGAGTTTGACGGAACAAAATACAGAGGCATTGTTGACATTATTTCCGGTGGATTCCCTTGTCAGCCCTTTAGTCATGCAGGTAAAAGAAAAGGACAGGCAGATGACCGTTATCTCTGGCCTGAAATGCTTAGAGTCATACGACAGGCAAGA